CGCATCCGTGGGGGCTGTAACTGGGACCTTGTTGTTCATAATGAATAGCGCTGTTGAGTTTGCTTGTGTTGCATCAACAACAACTTCATACGCCGCGACAGAGTCAATCACATAGGTTTTCCCGTTGTCCGGTTCCCCATTCCACAACTGGAGACCACCCGTAGTCGTCGGTACAGCCGTAAGCGGGGCGATCGCCGACGAACTGGATACCTGCCATGAGTCACCGAGACGCACGATGTCTGTCAGCTCCGGCAGCCCCAGCGACACCATCTGGTCACCGCGGGTATTGACGTGAAACTGCTCGTCCTCTCGGTTCTCGGGGTAGTTACCAGCAAACAATCCACGTACACGGCCAGCGATCTTAATCAGCATAGTTATCCTCTAACTCGTGACCATCACGATAAGCGTCCGAATTTCTTCCAGTTTGTCCACAATGGAATTCAACGCATTGCCGATATCTACACTCAGCGCTGCACGGCCAGCTTCACCGTCGACCCGCGTTTGGATACGCGGATTGTCATCAGAGCTGATCACGACACGCTGACGCTCAACCACCACCCCATCGTCGCGCGTCAGCTCGGCATTGTCGATTTTCTTCCCAACACCATCCGCTGCAACTTGGACGTATCCGTCAGCCATTAGTCCGCCGTGATCTTGGGCGTCAACAGGATCTTATCGCCATTGTTACTAATGGGATAGGGACCATCAGAAAATTTCTCGGCCCAATACAGCAAAGTACTTGTAGTTCCCACAAGAAAGTATCCGTACACCTGGGTCAATCCACCAGTCCCATCAAACGTCCAGGTTTGCTGCGTATAGGTTGCATCCGATGGCGCTCCGGCCGTAACCGTCCAACTTCCAGCTACCAAGTTAATAGCTGCATACCCCTGAGTCGACATCTCCGTGTAGGTAGAGGCAGTATCTCCCTCAGCTGGAGTTACGTTATTCACATAGAGCTTAAGTGTGAGATTCTCAACTGCTCTCTTATTCGTCAGCAGTTCGAGAACACTTTGCTCACCCCGATTCGGTACAAGAAGCGCCATCGACTACACCGCTGCAAATTTATTCTTTAGCTTTGCAATATCCTCCAGAAGCGCATCTTTCGTAGCAACCAGAGCCTGGAGTTGAGTTTCCATAACAGCCTGTCGGTCTTTGAACTGCGCTTCCGCCTCCGCCAGACGCTTGGCCGTCGCCTTCACCTGAGCATCATAAGTCGCCATCTTCTCTGCCGACTGCTTCTGGTATTCTCTCACTTTCGCATCATACTCCGCGGCCTTTTGCTGATACGCCCGAGCCAATGTCTCCAATGCCGCCTTTGCCTCATCCTGCATCTGGACCAGCTGAATCTTTGCCGCCCCCTGGGCCGCCACAATTTGCTGCAACTCATCTTGCCGAGCAGCTAACACACGATCGTGTTCCACACGGAGGTCATTCAATTTCTGCTGGCTCGCATCACACGCCGACGCAACTTCAGCCACATATCTGGCTTTTTCCTTCTCGGCAGCAATCTTGGCCTGACGGACGCTCTCGGCTAAATCATCTCTCTGCTTCGTCAATGCAGGAATATCCCCCTGCAATTGAGTAACATACTCCACAACCGCGTGGATTTTATCGAAAACTCGAAAATGATTCTTCAGGGATTGTGCGGCACTCAACGCCTCTTCAATCGACATTTGGTCGGCCATACAATCCTCGTTATGGGGAATTGGGAATAAAATCAGAATTCGCTGTGGGAGTCGAAGCCGCCAACACAATAGTCAGACTCGTTCCCCCAGTCGCCCCACTTACCAGCGGTCGAACCTTGTAGGTATTTTCAAGTAGCTGCAGCACTCCAGCAGATGCCAACGTTGCTGCATTCCCTTGAGGATCATGCAACGTTGCCCACGTTTCACTGCCATTCGAGTAATCATTCGAGCCCTGGAAGGTTACCGAGGCGCCCCCAAACGAACCGTAAACCTGCACAGCTTTATCGGCATATTGGGCACACACAAATGGGTATCCGTCCAGATTCGCACTCACCATGGGAGTCCAAGCAATCAGCTTGACCCCACCCACCGCATTCGTTGCTGTATAGGATACGGTCGCCATGAGCGGAGCCCCTAGTTCACCCAGGCTTGCACAGCAATCCCAGCACCTGGATCCGAGTTGCCAGTTGGAGTTGTCGTCGCAAACACACTACATCTCGTATCAAACGTCCAACCTTGGGGTTGGACAAAATCAAGTTGAGCAAATCCAGTCGTCGCTGCCACTGGCACCGACAGGAGTGGCACCGTCGTTCCGAGGGTCACACTCGCCACGGGTGCATCAAAAAATTGCACCCATGCTGCCGCACCAGAACTGTTAATGCATACGATTTTCACAAATGACACACGACCTGTTGAAAGATTTGCTCCGGAAGCATTGGCCGTCACAATGCCGGTATTTGATACGATTTGTGCCATACCTATACCCTCGCAAACACATCAAAGAAGGTCAATATCCCCACTTCTACTGCCTTCCTCCACGTCCTTTGGGTGGCGGAGGGGGTGGAAGAAGCTTAGCTTCCTCAATGCCTTCCTGGATCAGCTCATCCGGATCTCCAAGATCCGCCTCCTGCAAGATTCGTCGAACACTGGGAGCAACCCCAGTCGCCGCGCGGAGCTGTAGCGCAGCCATCGTCCGCTGGATACGAGTCATAGCAAGAGACGATCCAGGAGTTACCAGGAATCGAAAATCCCGATACATCTTCTGGCGCTCCTCAACAGAACGCATATCCCCGTTATCTTTCTGAAGAAGCTTCTGGCGCTCATAGATGTATGAGATCCAATCCTTATTCGGACCCTGCTGAAGCAGGATACGATCGCTGGTATAGAACTGGAACACTCTGGATATCAGCTTTTGCCCAACACGCTCTAGCAGGGACTCTAGTCGGCGAGAAGTAGCTCTAATAAGAGTCTGTCTTGCCGCCTGTAGACCCTCAAGAGCCGATGATCCCTGCACAGGTGAGCGTCCACCCATATCAAAATTCCCAGAGAGCATATCCATAAGCTGGATAAATCCTTGAATAATCCCAGGAAGATTGTCTGAGGGAGTCACCGGAGGCTCATACCGGAATTCTCTTTGAGGCTTCTTCCTGATCACCAGTCCAGCCTCATTGTCAATCTTATCCCACTGGTCAGGGTCGAGAGCATCCAAGTCAGCAATAATCTTGAAGTTTGACCCGAGAAGATAGTTACGAACCCACGCATCTCCCATGCGGTTAATAGCTTCCTGGATACGTCGAAGATCAGACACCCCGTCAATACCCCAAGGGCTGTCGTAATCGACATCCCACTCAAACATGTCGATATCCGGCAGTCCATCCCAATATGGGTTGGGTTCATCTGAAAGAATGACATCAGCAGCCCGGAAGATATGTCGGCCACCTGGAAAGAGGAGGTTCCCAGAATCATTAATGTTAGGATCTTTAATCCAGTATTCCTTCACTTCGCATCGTGGAATAGGGCCTGGTCGAGCCCCACGGAAACGTCGGTAGACAGACGGCTGCATTGACAAGACTGTCGCCAGTCGAGTGGGAGATCGATCGCCCTCTGGATACGAACTGTATCTCGCATCTGGCTTCACCAAGCTCCCACGACCAGGGAAACGACGCTTCACTTCATGCACGGAGAGGACGTTATCTATGCGAATGTACTGGGCCTGATCCAGATCAGACGCATACGCTATACCTGGATCCAGGAAGACGCGGCGTGGATCGACAAACTCCACGAAGAAATCATCTCGCATCGGATCATACGGGGTACGAAGAAATCCACAACCCAGAGTGTTGCCAAATTTACAGAGCCGATAGATAGCATCATCTGTGCTATGGCGATCCCACGTCGCTTTCACAGCATTATATAAAACACTCGCCGCTTTTGACAGCTCCGGCTGGATAGCCGATACCTGAATCTGAGGCTTCGTCTCAGTAAGAGTGCCTACAGCTTTCTTCGTCTCATTGCCAATAACATTCGCCATAAAGTACGGAGCCCTACGGATACGCCACTGATCTCCACGCACTTGGCGAATATTTTCTTCCCAATTCTTTATAACCTGCCGCTTGACAGACTCCGCCTCACTGTCGATAGAGTCCAAGAATCGAAGAACCTTAGACTCTTCTGACTGTGGAGGGATACTCATGCAATAATTCCCGCCTGTGTTTTAGCAATCAGACAATTCTCATGGTGCCCCTTTTTCTCCTGCAACTTATCAAAATAGCAATATGAGCAGCAATATTCTGCGTCCGGAGACTGGGCACGAAACATTCCGCCACATTTCCGGCAGGGGCGCAACGCATTTGCTGGACGACCGCTATTCCACAACGTCAAGATGTGCGGAGCGAACAGCGTCGTGCCATCAGCGCACTGCATCACATAACCTAGGAGCATCTGCCACAGTGGAACATCCCGGCTCGCACGAGCTTCCAGAATCAGATCTTGGACGTTCTGGGGCAGGTAATACAGGAGCGTCTGAGCCGCCTGATTGGGATCTCCTGGATTATCCAGACTCTGTACAGGCTCTTCCAAGGTAAACGTTGCCGGGCTCGTCACTGACATATCCACCTTTCTTGGCCGACCACGGGGGCGAGTCACTTCTTCCATCATGTCTCCTTAGCGATCATCCCATGGGGCGAATTCATTTTCTTTCGTCTTTCTATTAAACGTCAGGTCGGCTTCCCATGGGTTCGGTTTATACTTGCCTGACCCGACACTCACACCATCGACATGTATATTCGCAGGATTACTCGTACCAGCCTGTTGGGCTGTCTCTTTCTGAAGGCCGTAATATCGCTCAAAATTTTCATCATCTGAGGTAAGCAGTGCAATCATCCATGCCATTACTCTATCATCATGGTGCCCAGCCACCGCACCCCACTCTCTCACAGCCTTCTGAACAAAACTCTCCATCTCCCGGAGAAGCAGCTCACTACGAATCTCTGTCCGACCATTGACCATCTCGTGAACCGAGAATCCAACAAGCCACGGCTTGGATCGAGGATTGGTCTCCCATCCAGTCTTACGTGAATAACGTGGGACTATTTCATCTCGATAGCGCCAGATGTACTGATTTGTGTACCCCATCTTGGCCAACTGCTGGTTCGTCCCACCACCAATCGAGTTGGTCTCAATGGCAATCTGGGCGGTATTGTAATACTTTCCAAGCCAGAACATCATGTTCGCCAGATCAAATGGGTCAATCGCCTTTGATACCCACTCTGCCACTTGTTTATTCGAACCTCGCTCCAGCACAACTGCCACAGAGTTATCGTGGGTATCATCATCCATCACATGGTCTTCCCCGATCCCCATCGCCACATCCACACCAATGTCATAGGCCTTACTTGGGTTGGGCTCTTCCCAAATACTCAGACGGCCCAACGTAGCGTCAACAATTCGAGGCCCTGGTTGAATCTCACACCGACGAATCGGAGGCCGAACCATTGCCCGAAGTTCGTTCAAAGATTTCTGAGGGAAGACCTGGGCTCCCGGGGTGATCCACGCATCTGATGGGCGTAGAGGGTATGACTGGCGAAACAGGTTCCAGTCATTATTCATTTCCCCCAGCTTCGATCGCATCCACTTGATATGCCCCGGCAACAGACCAAACTCAGCCATGATCTGGCGCTCGTCAGCATCAGACTCAAAATGCTCACCCGGAAGAAGAGGCTCAAAGTACTCAGGCTGCAACCAGAAGGGAACAAACTGGAATTCAAATGCCGTCT